GGGTTGAGTAACAGCGGCAACAACAGCATTATAACTACTATTTCAAATGCTAATAATAATAGTTCTTATGGGGTTTACTGTGGTGGCAACAACAACATTATAACCACCCTTTCAAATGCTAATAATAATGGTAGTGCTGGAGTTTACTTTGCCTACGGCTGTAACAACACCATCAAATCTTTGTCGACTTCAGGAAACGGAATAGCAGGAGTTTATAGTAATACAGGTATAAACTACCTTTTTAATGCTTTAATTAATGAAGCCACCGAAGTTTCAGGATATTTCAATTTTGCCAATTCCCGTCTTTATTCCCATAATCACGACCAAACCGCAAATAACCACGCAATTTTTACTGATGGCGGACAAGTTCATAGCGATACATCGGTAAGACATACTGCTTCAGGTATCGCTTGGCGATTAGATGTAACCTCAACAAATAGGGCTTCAAATTATCCTCTAAATTTTGTAATAGCCAGAATTGCGGTGGCAGCCAATAGCCAAGTGACGGTTAAGGCGTGGTTTAGGAGAAATAATACTGGCATTACTGGCAGATTGATTTGTAAGGGGGGTCAAATTGCTGGGGTGAGCAGTGATGTTTATGCGGATATGACGGCAGCAGCCAATACTTGGGAGCAATTAACCATTAACTTTACTCCCACAGAAGCAGGAGTGGTAGAGATAGAAGCACAGGCTTGGGGCGGCACTTCTTATAGTGTTTGGGTTGATGATTTAGATATTTCACAAGCATAAAATTATGGAACAATTATCATTTAGACAAATTTTAAGAAAAGAACGAGATATGGCTGGCAAATGGCGGGTGTGGGTTGAAGTGGCTGATGGTGAAACAATGATATTGAAGTTTCAAGATAATCCCACAGCAACCAAAGTGAAAAAGGAAATCACGAAGTTTATTAAGAATAAATTAAATACAGAAGAAAATGGCACTTCCAACACCTGACAATTTAAAAACAATGGATTATGTCTTTAAGGGGCAGCCATTTGTTGATATACCAGCAAAATCATCAATTAATTTAGGCACAATGGATTATGGTTATCAGGCACAGCCGTTTGTCAGGAATTACAGTGCAATACAAACTTTTTATCAATTATTATCTGTTACTGAAGTGTCAAATGTTGTGCTTTTATTTACGAAAACATTGTATAAGATTTTATCAGTGGCAGAGAGTAGTGTTGTGGGTCTGTTAAAGATATCAAGGTATTATAGATCTTTAATTGTAACTGAAATATCAAATATTGCTCTCTTACTTACGAAAACATTTTATCGTATTTTATCAGTGGCAGAGAGTAGTATTATAACCCTTACAAGAGGATTTTCTAAAATTCTATCAGTAATAGAAACCAGCATCCCTTATTTGGGAGCAATGAAAGGGTTTGGACAATTATTATCTGTTATAGAAAATTCAATTGTTACTCTTACAACATTACCCAAAAAGATATTATCAGTGGTGGTTACGACTATATCAGAAATGTCTTTATTTAAATCTTTATATCGCACTTTATCGGTGGTAGAAAACAGCGTGGTTAATTTAACAAAAGGTTTGTATCATAGTGTAGAAATGATTACGGTAGAGGTAAGCACAATTGCTTTATTGATTTCTCGGTTTGTGGAATTACGTATTACTGAAACGGTTATTCCAAGTTTAAGTAAAGTTGCCAGTTATTTTAGAAGTTTGTCGGTGGTAGAAAATAGCATTGCGATTCTTTCAAAAGTTTCTTCATTTTTCAAAACATTATCAGTAACAGAGATTTCGGTGGCTACGCTGGATTACTTCCGAAAACTTCTTTTATCTGCTACTGCCGTTTGCGTGGCGACTATTTCACAAGCCAAAACTTTGTTTAGAAAATTGAGCGTTACCATTATTTCTATCGTTAAACTGATATTTCCAATTAGTTATTGGGACAGATATCTGAAAAGCGGTGATATTTATAACGATAAATACAGCAAGCCAGGCGATACTTATCAAGATAGATATTTAAAGGGCGGTGATATTTATAACGATAAATACCCAAATGCTTAAAATAGAAAGAACTAAAAATTTTGTAGGAATGGGTGAAGGCCTGAAAAGAGGCGAATACTTTTTTGGTGATGGTTTGAAACGCACCATCAATGGCATTATTCCTGCGTGGGAAATAAGAGAAGCCATTAATAGCGGTAATTTGTCCGACTTATTATTAATAGGATTTTTCACCCAGATAAAATTAGGAAATAATAACTATATTTATGCTGTAAATCGCACTACCAGCGCCTCTAATGGCAAGATTTTTTCCGTTTTATTAGGGGGTTCTACTTTTACTTTGGCCCATACTCCCACCACCGTCAGTTATGGTAATGGTTTAATTACAGACCAAAAAAATCGCTTACTCTATCTCCAAACCCAATACTTGGGAATGTTTGATGGCACTACTTGGACTGATAACTGGAAGGATTTTGGTGCGGGTTCATTACCTTCAAATGATACTTTGAGGCCAGCGGATTTATATGAGGATTGGGTGGTTATGGGCAATGGCAATAAGGTGGCTTTGTTAAATATCACCGATGATAGTTTTAATGCCAATGCCTTAAATTTTCCTTCTGGTTGTGTCGTGTCGGCTATTAAATCTAACAGGACTGGTGTTTTGATAGGTTTAAATTTGGGCAATAGAAGCATTTTGGCCTTATGGGATTGTAGTTCTACCAGAACTATTGCTCCTTGGCTCTGGTTAGATGGCAATATCTTGGCCATTACAAATTATGGCAATAGTTGGATTGTCAGGGTTGGGAATAAATTTATTATTACCAATGGTTATAGTTATCAGGAATTACCACCTATTCCTGGAACTTCACTAGATGCTTATGAAACGGGCAATCCTTTGCCTTCCGCCATCGCTGTTAAAGACCATTATTTGCTGGTGGGTGTAAATGCTTTTGGATTAGGCAGGCGAAAAGCAGGTTTATGGATATTGGATTTTAACACTCAAACTTGGGAATTTTGTCATATTTCTAATAAGTGTTATTACGGGGTATCAATGGGCGGAATATTGGTGGCAGGCACTTCGGTATATATTGGTTATGCTACCTCCGACCCTTCTAAATACTATATTGGCAGAATTTATGATGTTTATAGCGGTGGAATAAATAGTTCCGCTTTTGTGACCTATATCTCGCCGATAATGGGTGAAGGAGATGAGGAAAAAATTGCGGTCGGTGCTTTATTAAATTTAGGAATGTATGCGTCTTCTGTTCAATCAGCTTTTGTCACTCCAAACCCCAATTATACGGTGGATTTAAAGATTTATGATTTCAAAAGGCGTTTATACAATTCTTGGACGACTTCGGCTACTTCACCTGCTCTTAATCAGTTAAAGGTTGATGGGTCAAGCAGAAGCAGTATAGCGGGCCAAATTGAGGTAGGTGATGAAGTAACTATTTGCAGTGGGGCTAATGCTGGAGAAATTAGGCATATTACCGCCATTCAGAACCGAGGCACGGCTAATGAAATTTGGGTTTTAGATAGCAATTTGCCTTCTTTAACCGCCAGCAATGTTCAGTTGGAGATTTGTCCTTTCAAAAAAGCCGCTACCCAAACGCTTAACACCTATACCATCAATGATTTTTATTTCAATATTCCTCACAGTCCGCAAGGTAAGAAATTTTTATTAAAGGTCGTTATAACTTTTCCATCGGGTTTAGGAGTGGTATATATTCCAGAAATTACAGGTCTCGCTTTGGTCTACGATGTTTTGTCTCGTTATTTTTAAACTAATAAAACTATGACAGAAGAAGAATTTAAACAAGCAGTAGCAACAGGACAAGTAAAGGAAGTTAATGTATCTGCCGAAGCAAACATTCCTGCCACAGATATGCCTGATGTTCAGCCTAAATTAGATGATTATATTGTTTATTTAGAACAATTAAGGCGTGGAGAAATTGGAGGAGGAATGGACTTGGTTCAGGCAGGAACATTTACCAATACCGTTACTATCTCTGGGTTAAATGGGGATAAAGACGGGGTTTATAGATTGATTATTAGAACCCAGCACAGCGTGGCTCATTATATATATTTAAAATTTAACAATGACAGCGGGGCAAATTATAAAGTTAATCAGCATTTATTCGGTAGAGATAGTGCTACGGCTATCCATACTCATTATCAGGAGGACGGAGCCACTGCTCTTAAAATTATTGCTTTTTCCAGAAAACAGCATTGGGTTGATGTGCTTATCTATGCCAAATCGGGTATAGAAAGAATGGTCGTGGGTCAAGATTTTGCTTATACGGATTATGACAATATGTATGGTGTCCAAGCCACTGGTTTGTGGACTAATACAGCCGACAATTTGACATCTATCACCATTAGCACAGGAGTCGTAACTAATGGTGAGTATCGTCTTTATAAATTAAAAAATACATAAAATTATGGCTAACATTAAAAAACTTTCTGATGAGGTTTATGAGATATTGGACGAATCCAACGCAACAAAAAGCGTGGTCGATTTAAGGATACTTCGCCAAATCTTAATAGCCGAACAGAACGAATTGACGGAATTAGAACAAGACATTAAAATGATAGAGGGGCTGATTAAGGAATTACAGTCCCAAAAATAACTTAATCATTTACCATTATGACCTTTAAGGAATTACAAGATGAAGTGATAGCCCGATTGTCCATCAATACCACCAATGAGTTTTGGACTGTGGATATGATTAAAAATTGGCTTAATCAAGCCAATCGCTGGGCTTGCACTTACAAATTCTGGCCTTTTACCGAAAAAGCCAAATATACCTTGAGCCGAGCCAATGCTTTATATTATGATTATCCCGAAAGTTTTAGGTCTGACAGCATTAGATTGCTACAAATAGAGCAAGATGACGGCACAATGGCTGATTATCAGAAGGTAAGATACGAGGATTTTATGAAGTATATTTTGGACAATCCCGATGGCACGGACAAGATTTTCAGCGATTTTAAGAGGCAATTCTTTATTAATCCGAAAGTTCCTGTGGACGGCAAACAAATCTGCGTCTGGGGGCAGGAAAAACCAGCATTATTGGTTAATGATAATGATACTACACCCTTTTCCGAAGGAGATGAAGCAGGAGAGGAAGCCATTATTAAACGGGCTGTGATGATTGCTTTGCAAAAAGCCCGAAGATATCAGGAGGCCGCCGTGGAAAGAGATGAAGCGAGGTTAATTTTAGAAGATTGCTGGGCCAGAATACAAGAAGAGCAAGCGGGCTATCAAAGTAAAGATAGGTCGTTCTTTGAGACACCCGATTACTTTAAATAAATTAAACTACAATGAAGATACTTCCTAATGGACAAATTAAAATAGAACCAGGCGATACCCTTTATAACATTTATGGGCCAAATTGGAAGCAGTTGTCTGGCTATACAGGAGACCCAACAAAATTACAGGCAGGCACAATTTTACCTGCACCTCCAAATCTACAATCTACTGTGACGACTACCACGGCTTTACCGCCAGCAGTAACTTCTGCCCAACAGGCCCAACAAGCCGAATTGGCAAAATTAAAACAGCAATTAGAGGAAGCAACAGGAAAACTGGAAAAAGCAAAAGTTTGGTTGTCCTCTTACCCAGGAGCCACTTCTACTTCCCAAATTCCTGATTGGGTTTTAAATGCCCAAAGTCCCGAGGAGGTTAAAAGTTTAATCACCCCCAAGAGAATTGAGGAATTGGAAACTACCGCTTTTCAGATGCCTCAAAAATCTTTCCAAGATATTTGGAATGAAAATTATCAGGCCAGCAAATTGCCAGAATTGGAGCAGCAAATTGCTGATATTAAATCAAAATTATATGCGGCGGAGGGACAAATCAATGAAAATCCTTGGTTAAGCGAAGCCAGCAGAGTAGGCAGGGTGAAAAGATTGTATGAGTTAGCCCAGAAAGATATTAGCAATTTAACTGACCAATATAATGCGGAATTAGAGAAAGTAAAAATGCTGACCGATGCGGCTTACAAGGAAGCACAAACCAAACAGGCATTACAGCAACAAGAATTGAATTATCTGGTTAAAAAGAATGTGCCTGAAGCCTTATGGCCCGAAAATAGTCCAGAAACTTATAAAGAATGGGTTTTGGCTGGCGGAGAAAAAGGAACGGGCAAGAGTTATGTGGAGTATGTAAAAGAGAAAACGGCTAAACAGGTTACTTTACCATCATCTTATGTAGAATGGCAATTAGCGGGCGGACAAAAAGGCACTGGTAAAACTTATGCTGAATGGCTTCAATCAGGTAGCACTACCAAAACAACGCAAATTTTAACTCAAGATAAGTTAAATCGATTGGCTATAGAAGGGGTTCCATCGGCTGTGGCATTAGATATCCAATCAGCGTTAAATGCGGGTTATACGATAGACCAAATAAAGAAAGGTATAGAACAATCTGGTGGTAATCCAGCCATTGTTGATACTTTTGTTAAGGTAATGAAATCTACGCCGACGTTTACGCTTGTGCAACCATAATTGACAATATAATATGGCATTTCAAGGTTCAACTTTCTCAATAAACGAGGAGCCTAAAACTTCGGCTTCAGCCCAAAAGTCCTCATTTTTTCAAGGAAAAACTTTTGCTATTGATGAACCGCCAAAAGCGGCTACTTTACCATCTGCTCAAGCACAAGTAGAAACACCGAAGCCAGAAACTAATTTGCCTGTCCCTGTATCACCTGAATTTCCTAATACCGAATTAAGAGCCGCCCCTGCCGAATGGCAACCAAAACCTGTAACAGTTCAAGAACGACTAAAAGCAATGGAAGCCAATACAGAATGGTATGCAAAACAGCATCCCGAGCAAATTGACCCAATGGCTTTCTTTACAAAAGGAATAAGTTTTGGCTGGGCACCTGACGCACCTAAAGTCGCACCCGTTACTCCAAAGCAAAAAACAATGGAAGCCATAGGAAGCATCGCTGGTATGACTTTAGTCAGTTCTATATTAAATCCAGTAGTGGGCAAAGTAATTTCAAAAATACCTGGGGCGGCTAAACCATTGGAAAAAATTGCTTTAGAGGCACAAAGACATCCTTGGGCGGTAAAATGGCCACTAACAGGGGCTATTGGTGGATTATGGGGTAGTTTATTTGGAGCAATCACAAAACCCGAAAATAAAATAGAATGGGCAAAAAATGTGCTTAAGACCGCTGGCACTTTTGCTGCTTTTAATGTTTTGGCTTATCCAATAGTCCAATTTTTCAAACCGATTGTTTACAGCTTGGGCAAAACTGTTCAATATGAAGCAGACCCAAAGGTTAGGACGATGTTATCCGCACCTGGCACAGAAACTATCCTTACTAATCCAGAAACATTATGGTTTCGGCATCCGACTGACCCCAATATAGTTTTAAAAGTGACACGGCAAGGGATATATGTGGTTTCGCCCAAAGAAGCACCAGAACCACCAAATGTATATCCTGTTTTTGGAAAAGCAGAAATAGAAGCCTTTCGGTCTCAACCCTCTTTATATAGCCAATTAACCAAGTTCTTAAAAGGTATTAAATTTGCCGCACCTATCAAACCAACCACGCCTGTTGAAACTATGCCGCCAGATTTACAGCCTTATGCCGAGCAGGCTCAAATGGTTAACGATATTGATGAGTTAAAAAATATAATTGTTTCGCAAGGAAAAGCCGAAGAATTTTCAAATTTACTTCAAAAAGCGGGAATACCCAGTTTGAAAGAATTTTGGGATAAAGTAAAAGGACCATCAAAACCCACAAAAGAAGTTAAATCAGAAACTACTCCGACAATTGAGTTAGGCCCGCCCCAACCTAAACCAGAAACAAAAACAACTGAAACCCCAGCAATACCACCTGTGGAAGAAAAACCTGTAGAAACCAAACCCGAAGTTACAAAAGAACTTAAACCTATAGAAAAGGAGATATTAGATGCTCTTCCAGAACGGCCCGATTTTATCCATATAAATGCTAATAGTTTTAATAAAATAGTAGAAAAATATGGTTCTAAAAAGTTTTTTGATGCTTTGTATGATTTAGAGGATAAAGGCAAATTAGAGATTAACCACGAAGCACAATCAATAAAAATTTTTAAAGGAACACCAGAAGTTAAACCCAAAGTTAAACCCAAGGCAAAGCCAAAAATCTCTGCTACTCCCACTACGCCTCAAGTAGGGGGAACTTTTACCGTCAAAATCCTTAAAACAGGTGAAGAATATACTGGCACAGTTAAAAAGATAGCCAGAATGCGGACTGGAGCAGTAATGGCTCAATTAGAAACAAAAGATGGTATCACCAAATGGATACCAATCTCTAAATATGCTGAATGGTATAAGCCGAAAGTTAAATCAGAGGTTAAATCAGAAACTAAACCAGAAATTCCTGAAGAAAAAGTTTTGGGTTGGAATTATGGAGAAGTTGTGCAAAAAGGGACAAAATTTATTATACGACACGAAGATACTAAACAAATTGTTGCAATTGTTCCTTCCAAAGATGCTGGACGCTCATTCTTTGATGGCTATGAGATGGGGTCAAATGATAAAGTAGATAGACATTTATCAATTAAAAAAGCAAAATATCTTTTGGTAACAGATGAAAAAGGTAATATACTTTTAAGAGTAGATAAAACAAGACCAGAAATTGCTCAATCTTTTATAGAAGGATACAAAATTGGTCACGAAGGAAAGATAGATTTTTGGCATAAAGCCCAGCAAACAACTTCTAAAGAAGGGGTTAAACCAGCCACTGCACCAGAAACGGATTTAGAAAAAAAATTAGATAAAATATATCAAGAAAATAAACTAAAAGAAGAGGTCAAAAGACGACCTGCGGCGGGATTGTCTGTGAGAATTTTGCCTAATGTGGTGGTAAATAAACCAATAGAACCTTCGATGGTTTCTCAATTAAGAACGCATTTTAACGAGTTTAAAAAGAGAATAGAGGAGATAATTTCGCCATTATACTTTTATAAGAACGCCCCAATGGAATTAAGAAACGCCATTCGAACCGATATAATCGGGGGATTAAATAAAGTGTTTGAAAAGAGAAACAAAAATCAGATGATTTTATGGGGTGGGATGGAGGAAAAAGATATTAGGGATTCCATAGAAATTATCAAATTAAGAGACCAATTAGCCAGAATAAAGGCCGATAAGGGCAATCCAAACATTACCTTAAAAGAGGCGGAAGAAGCATTGGCCAAAGCGGAAAAAGAAGCATCGCCAGAAGCATTACAAGCGGCGGAACGATATAGATTATTAACCAAACAATATACAAAGGATTTGATAGAGCGGGGAAAGTTAGACCCAGATGATTTACTGGAGGATTATATGCGACACTATGTGGTAGATTACACGCCAGATTGGATTTTTAATAAAGGCATTCCTACCAGATTGCGACAACCATTTAGAGGATATCTAAAGAAAGCGGGTCAATCTACCAAAGAATACCGTGTCGATGAAGACACTATTCTTGGGCAATTCTTGGAGATAGACCACGATAATATGATTGAGGACTTTATTGTTGAGCAATCTCAAAAATATGATTTGAAACCTAAATTAACTAAAGAAGAATTGGCCCAAGTTTTGGGAGTTGATAAAGACACTGGCAAAATAAAGCCAATCAAACCTGGCAGGATTTATATTTATAAAGACAAAAGATATCGTGGGTTTAATCCCGCCGCACCTTTTGGGCGGGTGATATTCCCAACCGAAGAAGGATTAATGGCTTTGGGCAAGTATAAAAAGACCTATCTTATTCCAGAAGAAGTATATAACACTTTTAGAGATTTTTCTGAAAGAGGAAGTGCGGCAATGTTTTATCTTAATCGGGTGGTGAGTTATTGGAAGACAATGGCCATTCTTTCTCACATTACTTCGTTTAATATCAATAACTTGGTAGGCGATACGTGGATGATGTTATCGCAAACACCCGAACCTTGGAAGGTGTTATCCGAAATTCCAACGGCTTTAAATTATTTAATCAATAAAAACCCTTCTAAATATCTAAAGGAATTAGATAAATTTATTAAAGATAACGATATTATCGCAGGAACTTATATTCAAGGAGAATTGCCTAAAATTAGAAGAGCGACTAATCCTTTGACCTATTTATTACAAAAGAGCCAAGACCTCTCTCAATTGCGGGAAGCGATTATGAGAACCGCTAATGCTTCTTATTTATTCAAAGAACTGAAAAAAGGAAACGAGGCAAAACTTATTCGGTATTTCAGTTATATGGGATTAGAGGGATTACCCAAAGATAAAGCATTGGGTAAGATAGCAAGAGATATTGTGGTTGATTACAAATGGATTTCTAAAACCTTTAATAGGGTTATTAGGGGATTAGGGTTTCCTTTTGGAACTTGGTATTTCAAGGGTAGTTCCACAATGTGGAAATTTACAGCAAAACATTGGGGTAAAGCATTGTTAGCCTTTTTAAGCATTCCCTTGATTGCTGTCTTGTTTAATAATAGAAATAAAAAAATTAAGGAATTAGAGGGGGAATTGAGCCCGAACGTGCAAGATAGAGTTCACTTTATTTTAGGAGAAAATCCCGATGGGTCTATAAGGGTATGGAGTATGCAATTACCCCAAGATGCTCTTATTGGAACCAAGATATTTACTATAGCGGTAAATCAGGCGAATTTAGTGGCTATTGGTCAAAAAACAGTAAAACAAGCGGCGATTGATACTATTAAAAGATGGGGGATTAAGGAAGCCAAGGGAATTGCGTATTTAACTAATTTCTTCATTAGGTTTATCCAGGGGTTAATCCAGCAAAGAGACCCTTACGATAATACATCCGTCTATTCAATGGACCCAACCAAGATGAGCAGTTCTCGAAAATTAAGAGACCAAGCGTTATACTTTTTGAAATGTGCTATTCCCATTGTTAATGTCTATATCGCAGATTATACCGTGGGCAAGCCTATTGATATCACTACCAAAAACTATATGGACAAACTGATTGGTTGGGGGGCTTTGGGTATTTATGATGTGAGTAAAAAAGATAAGATTTATTTTGAAGGTAAAGAAATTACTTGGGACACCTTGGACACTTTAAAAGAAATTGCGGGCAATGAAATGGCCATTTTGGACAAAATAGAAGACAAATGGATTGCCAGTGATTTATATCCAGAAGATTTTATAAAAACAGAGGAATATAAGAAACTGTTAGAGGAAATGAGAAATATGTATGCTAAATATGTGCCTGAAATGAAAAATGTGCCATTAGAAGATATTGCCGCTGGTTTGGGTGAAAGATTAGCCAACCGTTTGGGTAATAGCGTTGATAGTGCTAAAAAATGGTATCAAATAAAATTAGAAAGAGCTAAAACTGACCAAGAAAAAAGAGAATTGGGACAGAGGTATGCTACATTGAAACAACAAAATATGCTTGATGCTATTAAATCTTATTCTAACACCGCCAGAGATGTTTTTGAAATGTATCTTAAAGAGCATTGACAAATTTTGCCAAAAGAGTATAATATGTTAAGAGAAAATACAAGTTCTTTAACAAAAACTGAAGAAAAGATAATTGCTTTTCTTCAAAAAAATCCGCCCAAGACGTGGACTGATTATCAAGCAGTGCGTGAGAAATGGCATATTGCCTTTAACACACTGAATCGGTTGATGTCTTGGCTTAACATAGATATTCCAAAAAAACCTGGAAAGGAGGAAAATGAAATGGAAAAAGAGAAGTTAATTAATTACCAGGAACTCTCGCAGAGTTTACTGGAGGCCGTAAGTCAAAACAAGCCGAAAATTCATTTGCCTAAACCGAAAACTTTGCCTGCTGGCAAGTTAACGGAGCAAGCGGTTCTTCACTTAAGCGATATCCACTATGGAAAAATCAACTATTTTTACGACACCGAGAAGAACCAACGACAATTAACTTACAACCCAGCGATTTTCGTAAAGGAAATGAATCGGCTATTGGACAGTATGNCCACCATCAACCATTTGCTGGCTGGCGGTTATAACTTGGAGGTTTTACACATCTTTGCCACTGGCGACTTGGTGGATAACGAAATCATCTACAGAGGACAATCCAAATTTGTAGAGGAGGGAGTTATCTCTCAAGTCCTCAATCTCTCTTTCTATTTAAAAGAGATGATTGTAAACCTCCTCAAGTTATTCCCCAGAATTGAAATGGTTGTGGTCGGCGGCAATCACTCCAGAATAACGGCACGGCGAGAAGCAGATTGGGACGAGAACAATTTTGATTACCTTGTCGGATGCCTGCTTCAAAGAATGTTTGAAGGCGAAGAGAGGGTCAAAATCATTGTTCCCCAAAGTTGGTTCTATGTGGCCAAAGTTTATGGGTGGAAATATCTTTTACATCACGGCAACACGGTTTGGTCTTGGATGGGTATGCCTTATTATGGCATCACCAGACAATCCAAATCCAGAATGATAGAAGTGCCGTTTGATGTAGAATTGATTGGACACTTCCACCCGCCTCAAATTTTTCCTCTGCCTACCAGCTCCCACAGCATCACTTTTGTGAATGGTTGCTGGATTGAAAAAGACACTTGGAGCTGGCAGAAATACGCCACCATCAGCCGAGCCAAACAGCATTACTTTGGGGTCTCGCCCAAGAGAGCGATTAGCTGGTCGTTTCCTTTGGAGTTAACTGTCATTGATGCCAATCAAAAGAAGGTGATGTAAAATGAACGGACACCCACTTTTCTATCTCTTACTCCGAGTAATGGCTAAAATCCACTCGGATAAAAACCACGACTATGCCACCAATGCTGACCCGTTAAGCAACTTTCGGGAATGCGAAGGTTTCGGTGTAGATGCTGGCAAAGGGATTATGGTGCGAATGTCGGACAAATGGTCTCGCCTTAAACAATTAGAATTAAAAGGCGAAGCCCTTGTCAAAGACGAATCCCTGCTTGATACCCTTTTGGATTTAGCCAATTACTCTGTTTTAAGGGCGATTCTCTACATTGAGAAACACCCCGAAGCGTTAGAGAAACTTTTAGAAAAATGGAATGTCAGAAAGGAGGTTCAAGATGAAAATCTTGGTTTCTGATTTAGACGGTTGTATTTTCAAAACCTATGACACCATTGGCTATCTCTTTATTCAAAAATTTCACCATCCCATAGATTGGGCTGAAATTTGCGAAGATGCCAATCATCCCTTTTGGAAATCAACCGAAGGCCTGTGGGTGAGAGAACAATTTCACAATGCCCGCCTCTATGCGACGATGCCTATCTATCAAGCGGCTAAAAGATGCCTTTGGATAGCGGACTCGCTGGGCTGGCAAATTGTTTATCTCACCAGTAGAAATCCCGAGTTGACCCAAGCGACGATTTATTCGCTTGGCTACCACCAATTGCCTTTCGGTGAAGTGGTAATCGTTCGCCGTGAATTTGTGGTGATAAACAAGATTTCGGTTTTGGAAAAACTTTCAGACAGCCATCCTCAAATCCTTCGGTTTATTGAAGATGAACTGCAAGTAGCCACCGAATACGCCAAGCGGGGCTATCACGGCTGGATAATTGCCCAGCCCTACAACAAAAAAGGTTGTAGTTTTGACGATACCATTCACAGTTGGAAGGTTGTCCAGAACCAGATTGTAAACCAGTATCAGAAAGGAGGTTAAAATGAGAACGCTTAACTTCTGTCCTTTAATGTTTTGGCTGTTAGGCATTCAAGTTGACTGTGCTTACCCAGATTTAAGCGAATGCGGTTTTACTCTTATTGAGTATGAAAACAAACCCTTCGCTTTACCCATCTGCAAGCATATGGTCAAGGAGATTGGCCTGACGGCTATGAGACAAATTGCGTTGGTAAAATTAAGCGAATTGATACGGATGACAGGAGGTGATTAAGATGGTGCGAAACCATCAAGGCCAGCGGAAACGAGTGAGCCGCAAAGTCATCTCACAAATACAGGCAAACTGCCAACTCTGGTTGGAACACTGGCAAAAACTGCTTCATCTTGGCCTTTGGCAATTCACCATTGAGATGCACAATGACATAGATTACTGGGCTTCTATTGAGTATGAGTGGGATTATCTCCGAGCCACCATTAAGGTTTCCACCGATTTGCCGATTGAAGCCGCACCCGAAGTGATACTTCACGAACTCCTGCACATCTATACAGGAGGGGTAAGGGATTTCGTTTTGGCAAAATACGGCAAGGAAGTTAAACCCATAGACAAACAGCAAATGTATAACCTCAATGAAGCCTGCACCTCTACAATGAGCCATCTCTATTTTGAACTCTATAAACGCTTGGCAAAAACCTATCAAGAAAACCAAGCCTTAAAAGAGTTGCTTAAGGGAGGTGTCCTCATTGGGCAAACGGACAAACCAGAAACACCTCACGCCGAATAGATATTGTCTTTTCTGTGGCACAACCAAAAATTTGACAAAACACCACATTGTCTTCCGCTCTTTAGGCGGCACAGACAATCCTGACAATATCGTTTGGCTCTGCCAGAGATGCCATCGGCTCTTGCACGAATTAATTCAGCCAGTTTTGGACGCTTTAAAAAACAAACTGCGGGGCAAGTAAAATGCTTGCCCCCCACTCTTTATTATAAACTGGAGGCCTTAAAAAATGTTTCTATCAGTTCTTATTTAACTATCAAACAATAGCAAATAAGGTTTCTATGTTGATAATAAAGAGTGGGGTTAATCTTTTTAAATTATGCGTATCACCCAACAATATTACTGGACGAAGCAGTTAGAAAACGCCCAAGAGCAAATCCGCCTTGCCAGAAAGCGGGTTGATTTGGCGGTTTGGGCGATTATTTTAATTTTGCTCTCAATGGGCTTGCAAATTCTCTTATTCTTTTTAAGATAAAAGAGATGCCTCTAATTACACCTCATGATTATGAGACAAGACCACAAAGAAACAAACCGCCGAAAAAGAAAGTTGCGGTTAAAAAAAAGATACCGCAAAATCCAAAGGTCGCTAAAAAAAATAAAAGCAATAAGACACTTTTTTAAACATTATGTTCAAAAAACGCATCAAATTTCAGTCGGGAGTTAAAGAACAGCCAGGCTATCGTCCAGACCCCAGAAACTTAAAGGTGGAGGAAATAATGCCCATTCCGAAAGCCCCTGTCTGGACCGAAAAAAGGCCAGAGGATTTTAAGCATTATTGGAACGGGCAATATACCCAAGATGGAAGCGGCTCGTGTGTGGCGTGGCAAATCTCACTTTTGTTTGAGGCCTCGCTTTTACAGCAATTTCAAATCCATCGGAAACTTTCTGCCCGCTCTTTATACGGCTTGGGATACGAGCCAGACGGCGGAATGTGGGTAGAAAAAGCCTTAAAACTGGCCAAAGACAATGGCCTAACTTTGGAAGTTCTTTTGCCTTCTAACGGCCTAAACGAAACCCAAATGCGGAGTTTGGCTGATTACGCACCTGATGCTAAAGATATCGCCCACGACACTTACCGCCTATCCAATTATATTTATATTCCGAAAACCTTTGATGATATCTATTCCATTATCCAGAATACAGGCAAACCTGTAGGCACCTGCATTGTAATGGACGACAATACCATTCAGTCTTGGTATCAGGGCGGCTTTTTGGTTCCGCCTACCAAAAACCAGTATTACCACGCTATTACCTTGACTGACGGCGGCTTGATTAACGGCAAAAAATATATCAGTTTTGAACACGCTTGGGGACAAGGTGGATTTAAAAATTTGGGTTATGGCTTTATTGGCGAGGATTATCTGCCCGCAATGTATGTCCAGCCCTATTACTTTGATAATCTGCCTTCTGATTTTCAGTTTGACAATGAAAAATTGCTTACTTTTAAGCTTACTTTTAAATACCGCTTTACCCAGACAATGAAGCTGGGGGATAGAAACAATGATGTCAGTATGCTCCAAGATCTCCTTAAGATTTTGGGATATTATGCGTGGGGTCAACCTACGACTGGCTATTATGGTTATCTAACTTATGGAGCGGTGAAAAAATTCCAGCAAAACGCCAATCTGCCTATTACGGGCGTGGTAGATGTGGCCACGCTTAAAGCCCTCAATACCATTGTGTCTTCATAGGTTTGGCCCAGCGGGGTTGACTTTTCTTTTAAAAAAGAATAGAATAGAGATAGGTCGTAAATTTAATTAAAATTAAAAAATATGACCAAAATTGCGAAATTGTTTCAGTCAAGGACTGTTTGGACAATCGTCGTTCTATTCATCATTAACGGCGTCGGTGGTATCAGGGATTTTATTCCTCCAAATCTTTTGCCGCTTATAGACGGACTTTTGTCAATCCTTGCCGTATACTTTAGGGCAAATCCCAAAGTGGACTTTTAAGATTTACCAATGTGGACTTTAAAACCATTGGTTTGGGCCGTTATTGGTCTGGGGTTCTTGGGATTGTTATCTTGCTTTTCTACGCCTAAACCAATAAATCCTATTCAACAGCCAATTCAGCCTACCAAAGATGCTTTGGAGCAATGGATAGATAAATTGGCGTTTTGTGAGAGTAGTAATAATCCATTGGCAGTTAACCCGAAAGATAGAGATGGACGGCCTAAATATGGAATATTCCAGTTTGATATGAATACTTGGAGAAGGTATATTAAGGCCTATAACTTGTTTTCCTATCAAAACTGGGAAGAAGCAGATTGGTGGAATGCTATTTATTCTAAAGAACACCAAGAAATAGTTTTGCGAGAGATGATAAAGAATGGGGTGGATTTACGGAAAGAATTCGGATGTGTAAAAAAGATAGGTCAATATAGCCAATAGTTAGAAAAACCTCCTAAAGCATCGCTAGAATGGCCTTAAAACGCCCAAAAATGCCCCTAAAACGGGCGATAACCCCAAAGATGGATAAAAATACCTCAAAGACAAAAAACAAGGCTTTTAAGCGGCAAATTATCCGAAATCCCGATACTTGGTATGAAGGGAAGGCGGTATATTATCTCTGTAAGAAATGTCGGAGATGGTTTTTATTAGAGAATTTTAACTTATCCGCCCAGATGTGCAACGATTGTGTGAGAAAACTTGACTTGAAAAATAAAAAAGAGTAAAATAGAATAAAAATATGGTCGGACAGTCTCACAAAAACAACTGGGATACAAAGGGAGCGCTTCGACCAAATAAGGGGTTTAGGCTCCAATTGCTTAAATCTCTTATCCCCAGTTGTGGCGCTCCCTTTGTAGTATAAAAATATGGAAGAAAATGAAATGAAAATAATAGACCAAAGAGATAAGCCATTAGAGGCGCAAATTGCTGATTTTTTAATCAGCAAAGGAATACACGATTTAGAACAGGTTAAAGAATTATTAGAGCCGAGTTTTTATGCGGTTATACCGATAAGCATCCTTGAAAAAAAGACAATATCAGCAAATGCTAAACTTTTATATGCTGAAATAATGGCTTTATCCAAAAAAAGCGGAAAATGTTTTGCTACCAATGAGTATTTAGCGGACAGATTAGGGCTTGCTAAAAGAACAATTCCTTCCCTGTTAAAAGAATTAAGAGACGATTTTCTCATTCAAGTTTCTATCAAAAGAAACCAAGACGGAACCTATAGAGATATAACCCTATCGTTAATTGGCGATGGGGGGTGTCGCCAAAAAGCGATGGGGGGGATCGCTAAAGAACGATGTCAAAAGAGAATTAGACAAATAGAATTAGATAATAAGAATATGTCGGACAAGCCGACTTTCTCCTTAAAAGATGAAATTCAGAAACTTTTAACGGATAAAAAGCGTCATATCCAGATAATAGGTTTGTGGATACAGGAAATGGGACTTCGGCCCGAAAACCAAGAGCAAGTCCAGTCCATTATCCACCGCAATGTCAGACCAGCCAAGTTGCTTATAGGGTATAAAGATGAGGATATTATAGAAACAATCAAAACCTTGAAAAAGACCGATTATTTACAAAACCATTTTACATTGGAAACCATTGCCAAGTTTATTGATGATATAGTGGCTAATAGAAAGAAGCGGGGGCCAAAAATTATTAGATGGGAGGAAGTGCCAAAGCCAGACGGCACAATAGCAATGCGACCAATTTATGAAAAACAAACTATATGACTTCATACCATAAACCAAAACCAGACCCCAAAGATACTTTAACCTTGCACAAATTGGTTTATCGTTATTATAAGCAGGGCAAAACAGATATAGAAGGTTGGATGCTCGTCAAACAGATATTTAGAAGTGTAGGCAATTATCGTTTAAGGCAGATAATCCAAGAGATGAAGGAATTAGAAAAACAAAAAAAGATTTGACAATTTTTTAATACTATGCTATACTTCTTATAAGAAAACTATGAAAAGAAGTATTTATCAAAAGCATAAAGTAAACCTCTTAAAGAAAGAAGCCATCAAGTTATATAAGCAAGGTTTGACTTTAAGAGAGGTGGGCAAGTTGGTTGGCCGAAGCCATCAATGGGTGTGGCTGGCATTAAAAGAAAAAAATGTGCCTGTGGATAACTCCACTTGACAAATTTTTAATTGGGAGTATAATGGATGGTAGGAAGGGTGAGAGCAGTTTAACAAGTCAATAAAGAAAGGCGGCAGCAGTCGGCAAAAATAATGGCCATAAGGACTATTACTCCGCCTTTCTTTATGAGAAAATACAGGGCTTCCCTGTGCGAGGAGGGGTGGAGACGATGCCGAAAAAGAGCATCGCAAGTAAGCGGAAAGCAAACATACCCCAAGACGGCAGGGCAGTCCTTCCTTTCTTAAAATTCAAAAATAATCATAAATAAAACTATGACAGAGCAACAAAAACAAATTTGGGAAAGTTTAAGAGAAATCAGGGCGGAAATTAACCGCCGAAAGGGCTTAAGAGAAATGGTTAAAAAGTTGGATAAGGTGGTTTTGTATATCGGCTTACTGGAGGATATAGCCCTACAAAAAAATCAAAAAAACGCTTAAACCTATGGAGAAAATCACTTGGGAAATTAAAACAATCAATAAATACACCAACGAACCATTAAGGTTTGAGGTTATCACTTTGGGCGACCACCCCGAAATCGCCAGAAACAAAGCCCTTGCCCAATTAACCTATCTATTCCCCGATAAAACGTATGACCTTGATGAGGTTTTGGTGGTTAAAAAAGAAACGCAATTAACAGACCTTGGCACTCCTTATGGCGGGGCTTAAAAAAATTAACTTTATAAAAACTATGGAAAAAATCATTATAAAATGTCCTCAGTGCGGTGCGGATATGAAATATATCCCCGCGGGCATAAGCAAAAAAGGCAATCCCTACAAAGCCTTTTACTCCTGCCCTAACTGTGGTTATGCCGTTAATGCACCAGAAGAAAAGGTGCCAAAGGCGGTTTCTCGGCCAATAGAAGCCGAGCAAGACAGAATTGAACGCTTGGCCAAGGCGAAGCAAGAACGCATTCAGCAATTACATCAGGAAAAGAAGGAAAATATCAATTGGACTTCGGCAATGAAAGAGGCGGTGCATTTGGTGGCCAATCACCCATTATTTAAGGATTTACCAGACGAAAGAACGGTCTGGGACAGGATATTGTATTATAGAAATTTGATTTATAAGGAATATACCAAATCAGAGAATAATGCTGATGAAGTTAAAGAAACTGACGATTGGTCAGATATACCAGAAGGCGATAATCTTTATTAATTAA